ATTTCTTCTACATTTCTACCTGATTCAGCCGATTCAAACGCATTTTTTTCAGTAGTATCTGCGAGGTAGTTCCGTGTTTTCTCGGTTAAATCGAAAAGCTTTTTAATACTCATAGTCTTCTACTCGGAACTTAAAGGTGGGATCTTGTTCGACCCACGATACTAACTCGGGATCATAAAAAGAGAATTTAATCGCATATGCAAAGCCCGGTTCCAGTAATGACATGTTAAGGTCAAAATAATTTCCCGATACATCATAAGATAAGCCAGTACTTAAATTACTGCCTGTGTGGTATGGAATGGCTTCAAAGCCATCGAGAATTTTAAACACCCGATACGATGCGCTCGGAATAGTAGTGGTTGTCGGCGTGGCCTGGGCCTTAGTATAAACTGTGGGATCCCAATATTTATCACGCACATACAGATTGAAGCGAGCCTTTTCGTCTTTACGATATTTATCTCGCAGATTTGTAATATTCATATAATAAGAAGGTCTACGTACAATATCTGCCCCTCTTAAAATTGTGGGTCCAATCGTTCCAGTAAAATATTGACTACCAGAACCATTATGCCATACATCATAAAGAGTTTTAAGGGGCGTTGCTGCTGCTGTCATACACACTGAGCATGTATAAACTCCAGTAGATACCCAGCCACCTGTGGCAAAAGTAGCAAGTAAGCTCGGATTACCTTGATCGAGAATAGCTCCGGAAGGTATAGTGTTATTAACTGATCCTGAATATAGATCTACATAAATAGCACCGGTGCTAACGCCAGGAATATCTATTAGGCGTCCTCTCACATAGTTGTAAAGATAAAGCGTGTTCATATTATCAGTAGCTGGAGCTAATGAGCTACTATAGAAAAAGTTACCCCGGTCATCCCTAGTGATAGAATTCCATCGAGCCTCAAGGACTGGCCGTTTAAAGAAATATTGAGAACCGCGTGCAAAGAAACGCTTAGTATAATAAGAAACTGTTGCACCACTCACATTCATCAAAATACCGGCATCACTGGATACCCCGTTTGTAGCTGCTACTGCAGGATTAAAGCCGGGAACCGACGATGATGCTTCATAGCTAGAGGAGAGACGGATTCCTACACCATAATTGGAATATGTACCCGCAATCCACTGCTCTACGAGAGGGGTGATATTAAGCTCCATATGTTCCAAACAAGTACTAAAAGTCTGTTCGAAAGTAAAAATTTCGGTATTTACCACCCCGGCGACTGCGCCGCCGGTAATGTAAGAACCACCACATTTCAAGGCATTACTGATATCTTTCCAGACGGTGGTATTCGAGGCACTCATCCAGTTAGAACCAATGTTCCCCTTAGTCAGATCTTTATATCCAGCTAAATCTAAACCATCGCCTTCTTGCCAAGATTGTGAAACTGCATTAACTACAAGCTTATAGTCGATAGGAACTGTTTGAGACGATGCAGCGTTGAATAAACGAAGATAGAAGCTCACGCTCCCGCTAGCCGGAATGGTAGTAGCCGTTCTGTCAGTTGAAATCGTACTAATTGGGAATTTCACCAAAATTCGAGAAAGCTCAGCAGAACTGGTGGATTGGCGTCCATAGATCGAAAATACTTCTAAAACATCGGCTGCGCCGGCGTTTGAGCCAGTTCCACGCGTCTCCATATTTGCCTGATAGGCATTAACAATAGTATTATCGGCATCTGCCTTATATCTTTTAATTGCCATTATCTAACTTTTCCTGTAATATCTGTCTGGGGGAATTTAATTTCTACAATAGCATTCTTGGGAACAATTAAATAACTTCCATCCGGCGAGAGGTTAGAGTTAATATCGATCTGAGTACTTGAGTAGTTGGCTCCTGATTTAGTTATAATTTTAACTTTGGTGACATCCATTACCCCTTTAACGTTTTTAAGTGTCTCATAAATCTCACTAATATAAAAAGCCTCTCCAATATAATACGGAGTTTGATATTTAGCCGCTAAAGCATCTATCGATCTTTTTAAGGTAGTAAACTTATCTGCACCTACGGAGGCTTTTATTTCAAATTCAATACCTAAATTAATGATATAGGGATCCAATAGATCAATAGTATCACCCATCATTCTAAAATGATTTAGCCAAGTTTTTAAATTATTTTTAATTGTAGCATTAGTTTTTGTAAGCTTTCCTTGACTATCTTCTGAAATAATATACATATTAAGATTTCTTTTCGCAGATGACGGATCGCGTTGAACGGAGCAACGTTTAATCGATCCATATTTAGCACCCATTCTATATGCTACATTTTCATAATCTGCTTGTGTAACTGCACGATTCTGTGTGGCGAAAGTATCAAATATTCTTCTTTTAATTTCGTTTGTAGTGGGATTAGTTACATTACCAACAATAGGGGTTTCATTATTTACTTCAAGGGAATTAATGACCGCACTTACTGCGGCACCCGAAAGTCCTTTTCTACCTTTAAAATCAAAATTAACAGTTCCAACAGCATTCAGTCCTCCAACTGCTACATTGGAATTAGTTGGGTTGGTAACTCGATATACAATAGTTAATGTAGTGCTGCTCGGTACAATACCAAAATTCTCATTTCTCGTTAGCTGTGATGGATCAAAAGTAGTGCTAGTGACGTAAGTTTTACCAAAAATATCTAATGCTACCGTTTGTGGATCGGCCGCTATATTTGAGGCAGCCGAATTACCACTTCCAAACTGTAAGAATGTGTTTACGCGATCTTTCTCAACAACAAATTTTCGTGATACTAATACCGGTTTAAGAATAGAAGGAACATTATCATTTTTATAATTATCATTTGTAATCTCTTTATAAATTATATCTTGAGATAAATAATCCACTTCAAAATATTCATTTCCATCTGAATCTGTGATTGATATGATTTCCGAAATATTCCGGGTTGTTAATTTAATTTTTTTAAATCGCTTATAAGAGCCGACAATCACTTGCTCGCTACCAAAATATCCCGAAACCACATTTCCATAAGCTTTAATCGCAAAGTAAGTTGGTGCGCCGGTAGTTTCATCTACACGGGCCACCACTACCTTATGTTCCGGCTTCGAAAAATCAATATTTTCAGTTAAAACAAAATTTAAACCATTTTGAGAGGTGAATCGCGATCCTCTTTTAAGGACAGGAATATAAGAAGTATCTGGTCCAATGCCTGTGCTTGATGCAGGAATCAATATAAAGAGCGCTGCTTGTCCATATGTAGATGGGCGGCCGGTGTACTTATAACCCATAATCCGTCCATGGCGCAACACATTATTATATTGATACGCCGTATCTAAAAATGCTTCATTAATATTATAATCCAGATAGAAGGAAAGCTGGTCTCCAACATACGCTACTGTATCGATCATTAACGAGCCAAAGGAGGCGTCAGAAAAATCTTGAAAGGTGTCTGGATAAAACCGTTCTGCGATCTCTAATAAATCTTTCCGAATACTTTGATAATCTCTATTGGTATAATTGATCGGTAATAGCTTTTTTTGATCGTCGCCCATAAAATTTCCTCACTTTTTAAATAGTAAATTCCAATAAATCTTTAACTCCAATATTAGGGATAGAGTACTCCACAAAGATAGATAATTGATTATTATCTATTTGTGTGGTGGCAAACTGTACCGCCATGATCTTAATGATGGGAATATAAATTGCTACTTGTTCTCTAATTTTTGTATCAATTTCAGAATATACATTATCATGAAAATTAGAAAATAAATACGTTTTTAAGCCCACCCCAAATTGCGGATCCATTACTCGTTCTCCAGGGGCCGTTAAAAGAAGCATCTTAAAATTTTGTTTAATTGTTGACTTAAGCGAAGTCAACATTGTATAGCCAGTGCCCGAATCAAATGTTAGGGGAAGCGCTACGCCAATTGAAGCCATTGTTTATTTTACCTTCTTCTGTTATAAATACTACTTAATCCTTTTTCTTGCACAGAACACCGTCAGCATTAAACGGATTTGTTCTCAACATTCGTCGTCGCCACCAAGGGAAGATTTTCTGACCGCTTGGCATTTTTAATCCAAGTCTAAAATTATGGACAGCAAGGGAAGCTGGACTTTCTTCTAAACCGTCCCCAGGATCAAAGTCGCGGGAATTATAATAAGTTTTAAAGATTCTCTTAATACGGCTCTTAGAATTTCTTAATAAAACTTGATCCCAATCATCAAATTCTAAAACAAAAGGAGTCGCAAAAGGGCCCGTAGACCGATCATAAAAATTAGCCCACCCTTCTGTTGCGGTGGGTGACGCGGTACCTGCGTCCACCATCATCCCAGGAAGATCGTTAATCGCGTCATCGGGTGTTCTGCGGGTGTCGGGTGCTATTTGTCCAATAGATGGAAGAAAACCCATATCATTATAAATAGCAATGACAGCTACTAGCTTATTAAAAGCAAAAATATATTTGGTCAACAATGTAAAAATTTCATCATTAACGAGTAAATTAATTAAGCATAATAATAACTTACTATTACCATCGAAAGGTTGTACGCGAGAGACTGGAAGATCTAGCGCATCTATCTCAGCCGTGGTAAGTAACTCTTTACTTCCATTCACCATTATTGATAATTGTAATCCATAGCGTACTCCTAATTCTCCTTCTAACCCTACAACTTGACCGGCCTCATTTACTACTTGTTCTAGAGTCCCGGGATATATTTCTGAAATCAATAGCTCTCCATCATTATTACGAATTTGTGTGAGCGCATCCGTTGGGCTCATCTTTTCTCCATTGATAGCGATATATTTCTCCACAATAAATGGCTTAGAAGCGTCTATCATATAGGTTCCCCCATATTCAGCAATATCACCAATGGGAACAGTTGTAAAAGCAGAAACCACAGTCAATACATCTTCCTCTTCAGAAATATGGAATTCCCCTTCCATATACTGAGTGGTGCCTTCTTCATCAATATCAACATGATAATATCCTATATAATCCTCTCCCTCGGAAGTGACGAGTTCACCACCTGATGTATATAAATCATCGCCTTCGGTTGGGAGTCCAGTTACTTCTTCTTTGATTTCTTTATGTAAATCTAACTCCAAACTCCCTTGGGAAAGATGAGTCAATAAATAATAGTTTAAATTGCTAATCGTAGGGCTTAAGCCAATTCTTCCCATATTCTGTAAAAAGATATGGGACATAAACGTTAATTCTTCTTTAACAATCTCTTTTAAAACCACTTTAGCATATTCTTCAGTTTTCTTTAATAATTCATACTTCTGTTCTTCACGATATTCTTTAAGAGTCTTGAAGAGTTTTATGGCTTGACCTACGCTGGCTACAGCGGCAGGAGCACCTAATGGTCCCGTCGCTGCTGCTACCGTACCGGCCGCCAATGCAACAGCAGCAGATCCTAGATTTCTCTCTCCTTTGAGATCTTCTTTGCTAGGGTAATGATAAGCCTTGGTTACGTCCGCAAGATATTCCAATGCCGCTTGCACGTCCGAAGGAACGGTGGTTACTACTCCCTCTTCAATTTTGCGATTATAGAGTTGTACCGCTTGTTCTAAAAATGCATACCAAAACTCTTCATCTTTAAAAGGATTAAGGAATTCCCATCCAGCTTTCTGTGCATTCTTAAAGGAAGCTTCCATATCTTCCACAATATATGAAACATATACATTACTAAATATATTTTCAAAATCTGGATTAAATGTCGTAAAAGAGGCAAGAGATTTAATAAAATGTACGCTACTATAAATTCGGGCGGCGGCGTGGATGATCCCCTCAATTCCGGCTGCGGAAGGCCGTTCCAGAATTCTTTCGTAAGGGGCTTCACGAATACAATCAGGATCCGATTTTAATCTTTCGTCTTCTGCAATCTTAGGATAACTTTCATCAATAATATCTTGAATGCTTCCAAAATCTACCAAGTCGGTGCTATGTGGCTTGCAGGGGCTTGCTTCGGGAAACATTAATTCCAAAAATCCAAGCCATCCCTCGTTTATCAAAGGTTTAACATATACCGGAGGATTCATATAGTTTCCTCCATAAATGGTGGGATCTAAATAAACTATTCTAGGATCATCTGGATTGTCTTTTTGATTTCTACTAATACCCAGCACTGCATCCGTATTAGTTAGTTCTGATTCAAAGTAGGGTTCTCCATCGGGAGTCAAATATTCGGCATCTTCAAATGTAAGGGGATCAAATTTTGCTCCATATAAAAAGGGCATATCATTAGAACTCACCAACACAAAGAAGCTTCTCATCACATTTGTTATCGCACTATCATATATGGATTTGATCTCACTATTGGCATAATCACTGCCATTTTGCTGATTAATAATTTCAGTGAGCAAAATGACTTGAGGCGCATATGTCTGCTTCGTGTTCCAACTTGCAGCATATTGAGGATATTGAGTCATATCATAATTTGCTAATACATTATCGGATGCCATAAATTCTGCGTGTAAATCATAAATTACTTTATCACCGCCTTCGGTCTCAGGCTTATCCTCTGTATAAAATGCTTCACTATTATCTAATTGAGTGGCAGTATTATACAAATTAGTAATTTTAATTCTAGCATTGTCCGTGGGTATATTATAGATCGTTCCCTCTGAATTTTGGGCTAAATCCGAAAGAAAGAGTTCAAGATTAAATCCATACGAATAATCTTGGCCTGTGCCTTTCGCATTGTCGCGGAAATACAAGGTGGCGTCTGCAGTTTTTTTACGTCCTAGGAACGTATAAACTACTTGTTTGCCTGCTATATCTACTGTGGTGTCTATATTGTATCCATAATCTGGTAATGCCAGATAATTTAAATTAGCGGCCCCATAAAGTCCTACATTGAGATCACTAAAACTAGTGGTTTCATTATAAGAATCTTGCCAGTCGTTAGTAGACGAAAAGTCAAAACTGTAAGCTAAGTCTTCTAAATCTTGTCGAAGCCACTCAGCTACTTTATAAGGATAAGCTCCCTTTTGAACTGCAATGGGAGCAATATTCATATTTTCGTCCGTCGCGCCTCCTCCTAACTCAATATAAAAATCTACGTATCGGGGCATATTGGAGGTTTTACGATGGTGAGCACTAAGAGGCTTAGCATAGGTATCTGAAAGTATCAGATTCATAAGTCCCCAATTTTGTTTGCCCGGACCATTTCCAAGCATATCGGTAGCGAAATCCACCTTTAATTGCTCTAATGCGTTTCCAATAACACCTGTGGCTGCTTTAATTGTTTGAGGAGCCTCATAGGGTATCAGACCATTTTCACAGCCGGGATCCGAAACTAAAGGTGGCATATTGTCTGCAAGATAGTCGGGAAGTCCGCTCTGAAGCAAATTGCCAATCTCATCTACATCGTTCAATATATTATTTTTAAAATCATCACACTGTTTTTGAATCTGAGAAGGTGATGCTCTTCCTTCTAATAATTGCTGCCGAAGAGTACAAAAACTTTCCAATTGATCGGGAGTTGCACATAGCGACGGGTTGGCTGGTAGGTCTCTATCCTCCACCACTTCTAATTGATTACGAAAACTAGTAGGCATTAAATTACCAACATTAGTAAAGAAGTTTCCAATGCTCTCTTTGTTTTTAAGTCCTGCTCTAAATTCTGGGTGATCATATTCTACTATATTATTAATAACATCTAATATTTCGGGCGAAGAATTTCCCAAAAACGCATTAATGAGTTCTCCTCTCGTTACAGCACATGAAATATCTTCTGCAAAAGCAACCACCTGCTCTTGATTAGCGAATGCCGCGCCCCCTACACCAAGTAGGGCAAAAGTATCTACAAGGGTGCTATCGACTGCTTCCGAAGTTACATCATCTCCACAAATGCTTTCTTTAATTAAATCTGAGAATTTATTGTCGCAACCTGCGGCCGGCAAAGATTCTAACAAATCTCCTCCTAATGCCAATATAGAACAAATAGAATTTCCAAGCAATTGACAAATCTTTACCATTAATTTAATAAGAATTGTCATGATTAGTTGATTAAGCGCCATCTTTAATAGTTCAAAGATAATACCC